GACAAGAAGTAATATAAAGAGGTATAATTAAGTATGCCAACTTATGAATATGCATGCATTGAATGTGATGAAAGCCTAGATGTAGTCAGAGGCTTTAATGAACCTGAAAACGTACCCCCATGTTCAAGTTGTGGCTATAAAATGACTAGGGTTTATTCTCCTGCAGGCATTCAATTTAAAGGATCAGGGTTTTATAAAACAGACAATGGATAATGAATTAGAAGTTGCAGGAAAATTTGATCAAATGAACAAGGTGGTTGAAGAATTACTAAAAGGTAATACTTCCGCCCAAATCGCACGTAGTTTAGATTTAACACGTGTTCAGGTTGAAGCACATATTAATACTTGGAAAGATTTAGTGCACGACAATACAGCAATTAAATCTAGAGCCAAAGAAGCTTTAGCGGGAGCAGATGAGCATTACAGCATGCTTATCAAAGAAGCTTGGCGTACAGTAGAGCAAGCAGACATGCAAGATGCACTTAATGTTAAAGCACAATCTTTAAAGCTAATTGCTGATATTGAAGCAAAGCGTATTGAAATGCTTAACAAAGCTGGCGTTCTTGAAAATAATGATATGACGGATCAACTTTTAGAATCAGAGCGTAAACAAGAAGTTTTGGTCGGGATTCTTAAAGAAGTTACAGCAAATTGTGATCATTGTAAGTGGGAAGTATCAAGAAGGCTATCTCAAGTTACTGGCCAAGTTGAGGCTGTAATTGTAAATGAGTGACTTTAACGTATTCTTAGATGCATTAAGTGGGGATGAATTTTCAGAAACTCCAGTAACACTAGAACAATTTGTTACAGATAAAGCGTATCTTGGATTGCCACCTTTATCAGAAAATCAATACACGATGATCCGTGCATCAACTCAAATTTATAAAAAAGAAACACTCATCAAAATCTACGGAGAAGATGAGGGTAACAAGATATTTAAACAAACATGTAATGAAGTTATTTTGCAATTAGGTAAAGGCTCTGGAAAAGATTATACCTCTACAATTGCTTGTGCTTACATGGTATATCTTCTTTTATGCTTACAAGATCCAGCAGCATATTTTGGAAAACCTCCAGGGGATGCAATTGATATTATCAATATTGCTATTAACGCTATTCAAGCTAATCGAGTTTTCTTTAAAGGTTTTAACCAACGTATTGAAAAGTCACCTTGGTTTCAAGGAAGATATGTTGCTAAAGCCAATATGGTTGAATTTGATAAAGGTGTAACAGTTCACTCAGGCCACTCAGAAAGAGAAGCTTGGGAAGGTTATAACGTACTTGTAGTTATTCTTGATGAGATCTCAGGTTTTGAACTTGAATCAACCTCTGGGCATGATCAAGCTAAAACTGCATCATCAATTTACAAGATGTATCGTGCATCAGTCAACTCACGTTTTCCAGATTTTGGTAAAGTAATTTTACTTTCATTCCCAAGATTTAAAAACGATTATATTCAACAAAGATATAATGAAGTTGTTGCTGAAAAAGAAGTTGTTCTTAGACATAGTAGATTTAAAGTAGATCCAGAACTGCCAGACGGCACTGAAGGTAATGAATTTGAAATTGAGTGGGAAGAAGATCATATTATTTCATACAAAGTACCAAGAGTATTTGCATTAAAAAGACCTACTTGGGACGTAAATCCAACACGTAAAATTGAAGATTTTACAATTGATTTTTACACAGACCCAACAGATGCATTATCTCGTTTTGCATGTATGCCTCCAGATGCAACAGATGCATTCTTTAAAAATCGTGCAGTAATTGAAAAAGCATTTAGTAATCCTAAATTAAATGTAGATTCATATGGAAGATTTGATGATGATTTTAAGCCAAACCCAGATCGTACATATTTTATGCACGTTGACTTGGCACAAAAACATGACCACTGTGCAGTATCATTAGCTCACGTGGAAGGCTGGGTAACAATGAAAATTGGTGAGCAATATAAGGAAGCAGCACCTAGAGTTGTAGTAGATGCAGTAAGATATTGGACACCTACCGCATCAAAATCTGTTGATTTTACAGAAGTTAAAGACTACATTACAAGCGTCAGAGAACGTGGGTTTAATCTTAAACTTGTTACATTTGACCGATGGAACTCACACGACATGATGCAACAACTCGGTGTACACGGGATTAAAACAGAAATTCTTTCAGTAGCCAAAAAACATTATGAAGATATGTCTCTTACTTTAACTGAAGAAAGATTACACGGGCCAAGAATTCAATTGCTTGTTGATGAGTTATTACAATTAAGAATTGTTAAAGACAAAGTAGATCACCCTAGAAAAGGATCAAAAGACCTTTCAGATGCAGTATGTGGGTCTATTTATAACGCTATTGCTTTAACTCCCCCTGATCTTGATAGGGAAGTAGAAATTTATTCTTATGATGGAGTTTTTGCAAACGAGTTAGAGCAATTAAGAAAAGAGTCTGATGAAAGACTTAAGCATACAATTAAGATGCCAGAAAGAAAGTCTATTCCAGCTAACTTAAGAGAGTTTATGAATATTGAAGAAGATGAAGATGATGAGCGAATGCGTATTGACAGCTTTAGAATACTTTGATAGAATACAGACATGATAGCAAACGGAACAATTAAAACAATAGAAGACGAAAAAGATATTTATATATCTTTAACATCATTGTGTGATTATTTTACACAATCATCAATCAACATGCGAAAAGAAATTGAAAGTGTTGACCTTAAAGACCAACGTTACGCCGCTGGTTTAGTTGACATGATGTTTACAATTGCTCAAGAAATGGTTGAGCTTGGTAAATTTGAAGCACAAAGACGCATGATTGATACTCCAGAAGATTTACTAAAGATGGTTGACAAAAACCCATTTGGTAATGTAAAATAACGCTATTGCCCCATAGCTCAATTGGCAGAGCAGCCGACTGTTAATCGGCAGGTTATTGGTTCGAGTCCACTTGGGGCAGCGATTATTAACTAATTAGAGAAAGAGATATACTTATGATAATGACTAAAGAAGAAGTTTTAGAAGATAAAAAAGAATATATTCTTACTCTTAATGATAGATGTGATCAATGCAGTGCTTCTGCTTTGGTTATTGTAAAGGGTGTGACGGGAGAACTTATGTTTTGCGGTCATCACTATGCTAAAAATGAATCTGCTTTATCAAAGTTTGCTTATGAAACAATTGATGAGCGGGAAAAAATTCAAGAAAATCGCCTAATTGGCAAATCATACTAACAACTACTAACAAAGGATAAACAATGAAGCTCAAGAAATTGATCTTTCCAATTGTCGTATTATCATTATTTTATTCAACTTCATCGGCATTAGCAGATAGCCCCGCAGAAGTAGCAGCAAGAGCAGCAGCAAACGCAGCTCAATACGGATATACTTTGCCACCTGCTTCATCTTCAGTTTCACCAACTTTTATTATTCCTCCAGCTGATGGAAGGCCTGTTCCTGCTGTATCAGTTGAAACACCAGCAATTGTTCAGCAACCAACACCAGCAATTTCACCAACAATTGTTCAGCAAACTTTAGTTGAAATTGTAACTCCTGTTGTAAATAATTTGATTACACCAGTTGTTCAAAACAATGTTGTTCCAATTAATACGACATCACAATCAATTCCAGTTGTTCTTCCTGATAATAGTGCTACAACAGCTTCAAATGTGATTGCAACTGAACCAACAGGTTTTGCTGTTACGCATACTCCAACCCCAACCCCTTCTGGGTTCTTGTTACCTGATTTTTCAGCTGGTATTCCTAAAAACATTATAAATACGTTTTCATTTCCTTCTACAACAAAAATAACAAAGGCAAAAAAGGTAAAAACTTCTAAGAGGTAATAACTTTTCTCAGATCGTCTAATGGTAGGACATTGCCCTTTGGAGGCAAGTATCTTGGTTCGAGTCCAGGTCTGAGAGCAAGGCTATATGTGACACACCTTAGTATGGATATAGTTACACATAAACATGTACCCGAGTATAAGAGTTCGGGGAGATAGGGCAGCGTCATTCGGTGCTGGAATACTCACATATAGCCCCTATTTGCGAATATTGCATAGTGGTAGTGCGTAACCTTGCCAAGGTTAATGTGCGGGTTCAATTCCCGCTATTCGCTCAAACAATGTATAATTAAACTATTATGACAGATGAACACGATCAAAATATGACTTTACATATTTTGGCACATATTCCAGAACATGACCCACGAGAGCACGATCCAAATTACAAGTATTTTATCGCTGCTAAAAAGAAAATTAAAGATGCGGGTATGTGGAGATGTGTCATTAATGACGATTTATGTGGTGGAGAACCAGAATTGCATCATACCCATGTAGAATTCTCACAAATACCAAATGCTGATGTTAAAAAGATAGAATCTTATTTTGGTTTAAATTTTAAAGATGACGGGGAATTTCAACAATGGTTAGAGAGTCCAGGAAATCTAGAGGTTTTGTGTACAAACCATCACAGAACACATTACGGTATTCATACGCTCCCACACGCTTTATGGGAAACCATGCGATTTAGAAAAAATGGAACACTACCAGCAGCAGAGGTAGTGGCAAATCCAAATAAAATGAAATCTCGCAAGATTAATGATATAATTAGTACAAATAAAGAAAAACAAGGAGAAATAAATGGCAATAACACACCAAGTAGTAGCTCTTAATGCTTCTACAGCAACATTAGTAAGTATTCCATCAGCAAATGAAGCTGTATATGAAAGCAGAGTTTCACTTTCTGTTCAAAATTTAGATCCAGTAATTACTGTATATCTAGGATCTTCTTTAGTTACTACATCATCTTATGGTTTTGCTCTTTTAGCAGGTCAAACATACACAGTAGATCTTCTTGCTTCCGATCAACTTTATGCTATTGCATCATCTGGAACTCCAAATGTCGCAGTATTAGCAGCAGAGGTTTAATATGAGCATTAAAGTTTCAACAGTTCCCGCTCAAATTCTTTATTACGGAAACTTTGCACGTTCAACAAATATGTCATCTGGCGGTACAACAACAGATAACGTTATAACTTGGGACACAACAAATCTTTCAAAAGGTATGTCAATTAGTAATACTGATGCCACAAAAATTACTTTTCAAGTTCCAGGTACATACAACCTTAACTTTTTAGGTCAATTTAACTTTACTGGTGGAGCATCTAATTACAATATTACAACTTGGTTTTCTAAAAATGGAGTAAATGTACCTTCATCCGCATTTACATTTACAACTACAAGTGCTCAAGGTTCACAGGTATTGGCAAATATTGAATCACCAATTATTGTTAATGCAGGAGATTATATTCAATTTCACTGGTGGTCAGGTGCAGCGGGAATGTCATTATTGGCTACAGCAGCAGGAACAAATCCAGCAAGACCAGCATCACCAAGTGCTAATCTAACAATTTATAACGTAGGATAGGATAAAAATGTCAACAAATAAATGCATGACTTGCGGATGTGATGATCTAGGTAATGATCATCATTATATTTCAGATACAGAAAAATGTGCATCATGCATTGATAAAGGTCAAGGCCCATGTTGGGATGGCTACGAATATGCTGGAACTAAAGAAAAAGATGGCAAGACTGTTCCTAATTGCGTTCCCGTCAAAAAATCAGATGGTTACCAGCCAAATGCAGGAATGAAAGCAGCAGCACGTCGTGCGTTAAAATGGAAAGAAGATGGATTAGCAAACGGAGCAGGTACACCAGTTGGCTGGGGACGTGCAAGTGATATCGTTGCGGGAAGATCAATGTCTCTTGATACAGTAAAGCGTATGTATTCTTTCTTCTCACGTCATGAAGTTGATAAGCAAGGAAAAGATTGGGATAAGCCATCTCACGGAAAAATTATGTGGAATGCTTGGGGCGGGGATGCAGGATATGCTTGGTCTCGTGCCATTGTAAATAAAGAAAATAAAATTGAAAAAGAATCTGCAGGTGCTGGAAGAATTTCTGGTGGTGTAGGATTTAAATTAGAATACAATGTTCCAGATTGTTTAGGTGGTTATGCCATTACAAAGGCGGGAACTGGACAAGTAATTGGTTGTTATACAACTAAAGAACATGCACAGGAAGCCATGGACGCCATAGCAGTAAATGAACCAGATTTAACTAAGTCTGATCAAACAAAGCAAGATGAGCAAGAAGGTATTGGTTCGTTTAGTTTTTGGTCAGGATCCTTTGCACCCGTGATGGGTTCAGTAATGCAAGATGCGAGATACAACTCGACATACAATAGCCCACCACAGAAAGATGGAAAGCCATCAGCGGGGTACGGAAACCGATCAGACAAACACGGTAGATCTAATTCATAAAATCTGATATAATATATATGAACTGCCTTTGGGGGTTCAAAAATCTAACTAACTCGCTGAAAAGGAGCAAGTAATAATGACACATCTAAGAACACAAAATAGCAATTATCTCTACACTCAAAATCCATTTGCAACATTAGAAACGGTATTTAATGATCCGTTTTTCTTAGGATTTGGTGATCAATTCCATCGTTGGACAACAAATAAAACAACATCATCTTCATTTCCACCATATAATGTTAAGAAGATTGATGATGATACTTATGTTGTTGAATTAGCTGTTGCAGGATATGATCGTGAAGATCTTGATATTACTGTAGATAAAGATACATTAATTATCAAAAGTGATCGTGAAAATGAAGACAAATCAGAATTCTTTTACAGAGGAATCGCTGGTCGCAAGTTTACACAGACCTTCACTCTTGGTGAGTATATGATTGTTAAATCTGCTTCACTTGAAAATGGAATTTTAACCGTCAAGATTGAACGGGAAGTTCCAGAGGAAGCAAAACCAAAAACAATCCGAATTAAGTAATGATATAATAATAATCACTGCACCCTTTCATCGGGGAGTCGCAGGGTAAGGACCTGAGCATGTCCTTTTCAAAACTGCTCATATTAATGTATAATTAGATATATGAAAAAAGTCATTAACCATATATCTTTTTATGTAGACAAGTACCCAGCCAGAATGTCTGGATATATGTCAGCAATAATTCTTAATGTATCGCACATGTGGGCAAGTTTTCCAATTGGATTATTTATTCCAGTTGCAATGTTGCTTATTATGATGGGCGAGGGATCACAAAGAAAAGAAGATGAAAAGACTTTGAAAGCTTTGTATACAGATAATGACAAAGAAAAACCAGACGCTGATATTTTGTTGGATATGGTAGCAGAATTACATAAAAAGGATGGAAATCATGGCAACTAATGAAGATTTAATTAAAGAACTAAAAATTTTAAAATCAATGGTGGTTAAGCATTATGTGCAAGCCCACGGTTATCATTGGAATGTAGAAGGATCAAACTTTCCACAATATCATAAGTTTTTCTTAAAGATTTATGAAGATTTATATGAGTCAATTGATCCTATTGCAGAAAATATTCGTAAGCTGGGTGCAAAAGCTCCATTTGGATTAAAGTCATGGACAGAATTAAGCCCTGAATTAGAAATTAATGATTCAATTGATCTTAATGCTCGTGAAATGCTTCAAGAATTAGTTAACACAAACATTATTGTTATGGACCAACTTAAACATACATATGATGTAGCAAATGAATTAGATGAGCAAGGTATTTGTAATTTTATTGCAGGAAGACAAGAAGCACACAAATTCTGGCAATGGCAGTTGACAAGCACTTTAAAGCCTACTATAATGTAACTACAAAGGTCTTTCATCTCTTTTCTTTCGTAAAAATGTTACAAAAGGATCTAGAAATAGGTCCTTTTCTATTTGCCCCAGTAATCCAGCGGTAGAGATAGTGGACTTAAAATCCATACAGCGACAGTTCGAATCTGTCTTGGGGTACGCCTTTGTAGCTCAGGGGATAGAGCGAGACTCTTCTAAGGTCTGCGTCGCAGGTTCGATTCCTGCCAAGGGCACGTAAGTAATAAATAATAAATAAGGTATAATAGGTTATGAGGAAGTGAAAATGGAATACGATCCATCTGATGAAGATCACGTAGAGATTATGGAGTACCTTGTTTCAGAAGGTGCTGCAGAAATTGACGGAATTGATGAAGACGGTGAGCCATTTTATAAGTTTGACATGGATGTTTTGGAAGAAGTTATGCCAGAACTACACCAAGTAATGATGGATGATATGGATCAAACATTAATTGATTTATATCAAAGAGATTTACTAGAAGTATCTTATGATGAAAATCTAAATGCCCAATTTAGCTTAACAGAAAAAGCTAAAGAGGAATTAATTAGACAAGGATTTTCTTTTGATGAAGAAGAAATTCCAGACAATTAACCTATAAGGTGGTGATTTAAATATGGATAACAATCAACAAGGTAAGGAAGGTGGAGTGCAGCAACCTGCTGCAGCAACACCAGTTACAGAGCAGGCAGGTCCAGAGGCAGGCCTTCGTTCAGATGCAAAAACAGATCTCGGAGTTAATAACCCTGGCTCTATGAGCGTAGCATCTCCTTTTAAGGGAAGTGATGTTTCAATGACCACTCCACAGTATGCTGGAGGAAACATCACCACAACAGAGGCGGGATCAAAGTAAAATGGAATTAGTAGAAAAAAGAGAATTCTCTGATAAGAAGCGTAAGGAATTGGCAGACAAAGGTCATGCACTTCCAGACGGTTCTTTTCCAATCGAAAATACTACCGATCTTCATAATGCTATCCAGTCTATAGGTCGTGCATCAAATTATGCTGAAGCTAAAAAGCATATCATTGCCAGGGCTAAAGCATTAAATGCAGCAAAGTTACTTCCAAAAGATTGGAAGGTAACCAAGTTTATTGATGATGTTAAAGATGCTATTGAAAAAGCAATTGGAACATCATCTTCAGCAAATCAAGAGGCAGATGAAAGATCTGTCGAAAATTATGTTAGAGGGAATTTTAATACAAACACCCCTACTAATGGGACAGGAGGTAATATAGTGTCAAATACAACAGAACCAGATCCACAAGGCGATATCGCTGTACAAAAGGATCTTCCTAATGCAACACGTCCAGATGCAGTTACAACAATTGCACAAGAAACACGTCCAGAAGGCGATGTAACCCCATCAGCAGCTGAACACATCAACCCAGATGTTTCAACAGGCGGAGCAGGAGTCTACAAGGCTGATATGTGCCCAGATTGCGGTAAGCCTGCAGTTCATATGTGCAACATGGACAAAGCTGACGCTTCAGAAGAAGATGATAAGGTCGAAAAGGCTGCATCAGCAGATGAGGTCACAGAAGATAATGCTGATGATCAAGCTGTAACAAAGGCTGCAGATGAAGTAGAGTCTAAGGAAGAAGATTCCAAGGAAACTGCTGCAGATGAGAAGGCTGAAATGAAGAAATCACTTTGGGGTGGAGCATTTAGCCCATTTACAAAGTAAACTAATATATACGTATATATTCAAACAAGGACGGGAAACCGTCCTTGTGTGTTTCAGAAAGGTAGATTATGAAAGTAATAGTATTTGGTAGTAAAAACTATACAGATTATAACGAGCTAATGCGTCAAATAACAGTATTGCTTGATGATCGTAAACATTTTTATCCAGATGATAAGTCCCACGTTTTTGTTCATGGCGGGCATCAAGGTGCTGATAACATGGTTACTGAGTATATCGGTAAAGTAGAAAAATACATGCGTCAAAAAGGTTATTCAATTAAAGAAGAATTAGTTAAACTTAAATCATCTTTAAATGATTTAACATTAATTGAAAAAGGTGCTGATTTTGTATTGCTTTTTGGAACATCAGAAAGAACTTACACGTGTGAAAAATTTTTAAAAGAATATGCAATTCCCTATAGATTTATTAAAGAATAGGCTTGACAAACCATCTTTATAAATGATACAATAAATATAAGGTCCCTACTAACAAAGGAAAAATATGACACAGATTCAACCGCTAGGTAGTCTCGTACTTGTCAAAGAAAACAAACAAGAAGATAGAACAACAAAATCAGGTTTGGTTATTGCTGCAACTGTAGCTGAATCAAATTTGTCTCGTGGCGTAGTTGTTAAAGTAGGTCCAGGGGATAATGATAATGCAGGCAATCATTATGATATCCCTTTACAGCCAGGCGACACTGTAATTTATTCTCATAATCATGCAACAGAAGTTGAAGATGATGATAGCGAAAAATATCAATTTATTAACTGGAGAAATCTCCTTGGAGTTGTAAAGGAAAACAACTAATGCCATCTTTTGAATTAAACTACGAAGAAGCACATGCTTTTGTAGAAAAAAATATTAAAAACAATTTTTTTTGGGACGGTTATACTTTAGTAAAGTGGAATCAAAACCCTGATGGTTACATGGCAACAAATGGTTTGTTTAGAAAAGGTAAGTGGGGATACGCAACTTATTATAAAATGACTAACCGTGGTACTTGGAAGGTTAGCGATAAGTATGCCAGGTTTATTTAGTCATTTAGGAATTGATGAAGTTGATATCAAATGGTATCACCTTGCAGCATGCACAAATATGTCAATTAATTGGTTTTATGATGATTATGAATCAGATAAAGAGCTTGCCAAACAAATTGATCAAGTTTGTTTACATTGTCCAGTAATTAAACAATGTCATAAAGAAGGTGTAGCAAATAAAGAGTTTGGTGTACGAGGCGGTATTTTTATGGACTTAGGTCGTATAGATAAACAAAATAACTCACACAAAGACCCAGAAATATGGAGTCAGTTAAAGAAAATTCATGGCAAAAATATCTTACACAGTTGAAATGGCTAAAAGGATTAGGGCAATTAAATGTCCTGTTAAAAATCTTATATTAGATGTCAGAGCAAGACCAAACTACCTTGCTTTAACTGTTTATGAAAGTAATGTTATGGAATACAACGAAAGTCAAAGAATGCAGATCATGGAATACTTACTTCATGTTCGTGAATTAATTCAAGCATTTGGGACTCCATGCGAAATAGAAGGGATGAAATACACTGATGAGCAAGCAAGGGCAAGACGGGGACAACGCTGAAGATTCAATCACCTACGTATATCTTCCATACGAAGATGTCTATGGAACTGTAAAAAGACATGGTGCTTGGGTATCTTTAATTGAATATTTTGAAGGCGGTGTTCAATATTTGGTAGAAGTGCCAAATGATGAGTTTAATATAGTAGATGAAATAGGAATAGGTTATATTGATGAGACGGAAGGTCTATAATGCTGTGCTTTAGCTGTGGAAAATCAAAAAATGAGCTACATCCACAAAAATCCGATATAATTAATGGAGTAATGCTCTATATGTGTCAGGTCTGTATTGATCAAAAATTTGAGCCACGATGGGTTATTATCCTTGGCGGAAGACAAAATGGTCCTGAGTCTGTAAGAGATTATATACTTAAGCATCGTTATGTTGGTAAAACAATTTCAGCGGAGGAATTAATTGCTTAAAATTACAAATGATGTAAACGAATTTATTGCTGAAGATGAATGTGTAGTTTATTTTACAGCAGACTGGTGTAATCCCTGCAAACAGTTAAAACCACATTACGGCAAAGTATCCGTAATTGATGCTGAAACTAATTATTATTTGGTAGATGTTGACAAAATTGACTCATCTACTGTAGAATATTATGGAATCAAGAGTATTCCTCAAATTTTTACAATGAAGCGAGGAGAGATTGTTGATCGTATTGAATCACGTACTGCTGAAGCAATTTTGGAGGAGCTAGGTAAATGACAACTATTGTTGCAGTATGTAAAAATGGTAATGTCACAATGGGAGCTGACTCTCAAGTTACCGATGGTGCCCGTCCAAATATGCATGCCAGCATGCAGAAGATTACCAAAAATAATGGTTGGATGATTGCTGGTAGCGGTGACTCACAACCTTGTGATATATTGCAACATGTTTTTGTACCACCAGTTCCTACCGTAAAGGAAAGAGAAAATCTTTATCGTTTTATGGTTGTTAAATTTATTCCAGCCATGAAAGAATGCTTAGAAGAGTACGGGTGGAAAGAAGATAAAGAAGAAAAAGATTCAGGGTTTAATATGCTCTTTGCATTTGACGGAGAGATATTTGATATAGGAAATGATTTTAGTGTTTTGCTGAATAGCGACGGCATTTATGGTGTAGGATCAGGTTCACAAATCGCTATTGGTGCGTTGTACGCTGGAGCAAGTGTAGAAAAAGCTCTAGAAATTGCTGCTAACAATGATATTTATACGTCTGGACCTTTTCAGATTGTTAAACAACAGAAACAAGTTAAAAAATAATGCTAGATGTTAGAGGAATACCAACTGCAGAATGTCCAGAATGTTCTTCAGATTTATTTAATATTACTGCAAAATTTGACAAGGATACTTACGAGCTGGTATTCTATAAGCTAAGTGCACAGTGCTCAGAGTGTGGCACTTTATTAACAGCACCCACTCCAATTGACAAATAGAATTGGTTGTATAATCAACCATTATCCTGTACAGGGATACTAAATAGATAGGAAAAACATGAAGGTAACAAAGAAGATCGCTATTGCAACTGCTGCAGCCCTTGCAATCGTAGGCGTATCAACCGTTGCTCACGCTACACCGCTTGCGGTAACAGTAGCAGGAGTAACAAACGTAACAACTTCTGCAGCACCAAAGACAGTAGCAGTTCCAGTATCAAATGTAATTGATTCGTCAAATACAGTAGCACTTGCTTCTACAGCAGATACAGGTACTGTTGTAACATATGTTGCTTCAGGCGTTAAGCTTGTTTCAGCACTTAACACAACAAATGCTCCAGTAAATTCAGCATCTGGGGTATCATCACTTTCACTAACATCTCAAGGTGTTGCCGTAACAGTATATGCTTATACAACAAGCACAACTGTTGGATCAGTAACCATTACAAACGGTTCATATTCAACAATTGTCTATATTCAAGGAACAGCAGGAGTTGCAGCAAACGTTGCAGTTTCAGTTCCAGCATCGGCAGCAGTTAATACTGCTCCTACAATTTCAGTTTTAGCAACTGACGTATTTGGTAATCCAGTAGCGTCTGAGGCCATTTCTGTAACACTTGTTGGTGCAACTTTCTCTGATGCATCAATCACAAAGACTCTTACAACTTCTGCAGTTACTTCTGCAGCAGGTGTAACACCAGTAACAGTTCTTGGTTCAGCAACAGGTACACTTTCTGCAGTAGCAGCGGGTACAGTTACAGTCCTTGCAACTGATTCATCAATTGCAGCAACATCTGTTGGCCTACCAACAGCAGTTAAGTCTGCTATTGCAACATTTTCAGTATCAGATTTAAGTGGTCAGATTACATTTTTGAATGCACAAATTGCATCACTTAATGCACAGATTGAATCAGCAAAGTCTGCGTCGGATGCAGCAACAACTGCACTTACAGTTGAAAAGGCAGCACACGCTGCAGATAATGCTACAAACACCGCAGCAATTGCTGCAGTAAATAAGTCATACAAGGCACTTTTTGCCAAGTATAATGT